CAGCGGCAGGAGCTGCTGCTCAACCAGCTCGGTCTGACGGCGGATGACCGCCCGGTCGTGGGCGCGGCGCTCAAGCGCGCCGAGGAGACCGGTGCGCCGGCCGTCGCCATCGAGATGCCCGACGGCACGATCATCACCGGCAAGACCTCCTCCCTGCTCGGCGCGAGCTCCGCCTGCCTGCTCAATGCGCTCAAGTACCTTGGCGGCATCCCGAAGGACGTCACGCTCATCTCGCCCGACATCATCGAGCCGATCCAGCATCTGAAGGTCGAACACCTCGGCAACCACAACCCGCGCCTGCACACCGACGAGGTGCTCGTCGCGCTGAGCATCTGCGCCGCAAGCGATCCGACCGCCGAGATCGCCATGCAGCAGCTGGCAAAGCTCGCGCACTGTGAGGCGCACTCGTCCGTCATCCTCTCGCACGTGGACGAGAATGTGTTCAAGAAGCTCGAGGTCAACATCACGTTTGAGCCGCATTTCCAGACCAAAAAGCTCTTTCATCGCTGAAAAACAGGGGGACAGCCGATGCTGTCCCCGCTATTTTTCGAAATTTTCGAATTTTGGAAAGGTTATGCTTGACAAACCCCATCCGGAGATGATATATTCGTAAAGCTGATTGTGGGACGACCTCTGCGGGTGTAGTTCAATGGTAGAACACCAGCCTTCCAAGCTGGATACGTGGGTTCGATTCCCATCACCCGCTCCATACCTTCTGGGCGGGCAGCCAAATATTGTATGCGCGCCAATAGCTCAGTAGGATAGAGCAACTGCCTTCTAAGCAGTAGGCCGGGGGTTCGAATCCCTCTTGGCGTACCATTTCAGACCTATGGTGGGTATAGCTCAGTCGGGAGAGCACCGGATTGTGGTTCCGGGTGTCGAGGGTTCGAACCCCTTTACCCACCCCACGAAATCGGGGATTGGGAGTGATCCCGATCCCCGATGATTTTTGCCCCGATATTGGGATGTAGTGTAATGGTAACACACCAGACTTTGACTCTGATATCGTGGGTTCGAATCCCGCCATCCCAGCCACGTCAGATATTTTCTGCCGGTTTCGGCTTCCCGCAAGCGGAAAGCCTGCACCTCTGAAAACATCTTCCTTCTTCAGCCGCGAATCGCTTCGCTGGATTCGCGTCTGAGTATTTATTGAGTGCAAACCCTTCGATGGATTCGCGTCCGAGTGTTTGTTGGGCGCGGATTTCTCGCTGGATTCGCGTCTGAGTATTTGGTTGGTTTGTAACGTAAATATATTTTTTCACACCGATATGCCCCAGTAGCTCAGTAGGCAGAGCACCTGCCTTTTAAGCAGGGTGTCCGGGGTTCGAATCCCCGCTGGAGCACCAAAAAGAAACCATTGAAATTTCAAGAAAACCTTGATTTTTCAATGGTTTCTTCGTTTTTCTTTCGGTGCGTTTCGGAACATTTTGAGACGCGAACTGTTGTCAAAAGTGTTGTCAAAATTCAAGGGCAAAAACAACTTCACAGATAAAGAAAATGGCGCTGCCAGTAAAGGCAGCGCCCGTTCTTTATTTATCTTCGTCCGCTTTGTCTTTCAGCTTTTTCAAGCTGCTGATCAGAAACTTCGGCACCGGAGCGCCAAGGCGCCCCGCGTTTTCGATGATGCTCCCCAGCTCCGTTACAATGTACCAGATAGCCACCAGCGGCAAAAATGCCGTTTTATATGTAAACGGCAACTCAAACCCCAATCCGCCATAATTGATAATCGCCGACAGCGCCACGTCCAGCAGCAGTGCGACCAGCATGGCCACAATGCTCCCCAACTTATGCCACAGCCCCGCACGTGCTACAGCGCTGTCCCACGATCCGGTCGACAGGGCCGCCCACGATCCCGTTGCATAGTCCAGGATCATCGCGGCCAGCCAGATCACCACGAGCCAGCCTGTCCACCCCCAGAAAGCCGTCATGCCGGCCAGTACGGCCGTGATAGCCGCCTTCAATTCCATCGCTTTACTCGGTGCAGTCATATGTATTCCTCCATTTTTATTTATCCATGTGCGCCGCAATTACCAGCGTGCGCAGCATATCCATGGACAAGTCCAGCTTGCCACCGCCTACGCCTGCAAGCACACCGTCATCGACAAGCTTTTGCACCGCGTCCTGCGCCCATGCAGGCACGTCCATCACCTTGCCGTCCACGATGCGGCCATAGCGCGTATCGCGCATATGCCACATGATGTACAGCATCCGCAGCATATCATCGCTCAGGCCGAGCCTGCCGCCGCCCGTACCGGCGATCAGACCTGCGTCCATCATCTCTTTGATCGTGCTGCGTGCCCAGCCAGGCACGTCATCAATGCTGTCGTATCTTACCATGTTGTCCTCCTCGTCTGTGTCTGTATTTCCCGCGGCCATCTTTGTCGCGACGTCTGCCCGAAAGCCGTTCATCGTGTAGCCCATATCATATGTGCGCCACAGTAGCTCCGGGTCTGCGTGGTTGCTCGCCACGCCGCGTCGGTGTCCCTCGGCGTGCCCGATGATGACGCCATCCTGTGCCGGGTCAAGACCGTACTGCTCGCACAGCGCGGCAAACAGCTCCACAGCCGTGTGGTATGTGCCCGCGATCTGCTCTGCCGCCTCGGCGTAGGACATAGCAGCCGCCGGTTCGGTCATCTCCACGCCGATGTGCGTGCCGTTGGCGGCACCGCCGCAGTGCCAGCCGCGCATCTCCCACGGCAGCGTCTGATACACCGTGCCGTCCGCCTGGACGAATGCGTGCACGCACACGCTCTGGCCGCCCGGCTGATACTGGTTAAAGCTGCGCGCGAATACCGCCGCAGACGGCTGCGCGCATCCCACGCTGTGCAGCATAATGCCCTGCGGATACAGCGCCGCGCCGATCTGGTAGCACCTGTTTTTGGTTGTAAACGCCTCAATAATCTGCATTCCGTTGCCTCCTTTACGCGCCACAAATAAGACACCCGCCGATCAGCTCGCCGAATTGCCTACGCCCAAAGTCATTGAGGTGTGTGCCATCCGACAAGTATGCGCCGGAATTGATGGCATTAATTCCAAGCCGCTTGTACCCATCAATCGTCGGCAAATTATGCTCTTCCGCCACCGTTTTCATGGCAGAATCGTATTCCGGAAGCGTTTTTTCAAGGGTGTTTTTATAGGTTTCAGCGCCCACTCCATTCCACGTTCTGTACAGGGGGGGAGATACAAAGATTTTGATTTTGGGGAAAGCTGTCAAAATCTTTTTAATGGAATATCGCAGTGCGCCGCACACTGTGTCTGTACTTAAAAGATTCGCCGAATCATCAAGTGGTACGCTGGCAGCAAAGTCGTTTGTGCCGTAATGAATTACAATTGCATTAACGGTTGTGAAGTCGATGGATTTCAGCACATCCAGTTGACTTGAAAAATAATCCGCGCCACTCGGGGCTTGTGCTTCTTGCGTGGAGTAGTTACCAGTCGATACAGCATCAGCCAACGCCCACATAGAAAACGCCGCGTATCCGTTAGTCGGGTGCTTTGCCATGCGGCATCCGCCAAAGCCAACATTGTACACCTTTGCACCGGTATACTCCGCGGCATAAGATGTGACGGATGTTTGGTCGCGCGTCATTCCTATCAGACTGTCGCCAAAAACAACGATTTTTCTTCCCGCCAACAGTGGCTCGTTGACAGCAAAGTCCAAGCTGCCCTTTCCAACCTTTACTGTTGGCTTCAGGAGCATCACCGTTTGAGTCGATTCCTTAATTTCTTCGTTGATTGTTACGATTGAATCCGCAGACGAAGTAGTAACCCGCAAATATTTGAAGTCTTGCCAAGCATAGTAGTTAATCGAAGATGTATCCCACGTTAAAACATCTCCATCTATGGTAAGACCGCCGTAAGCAGCGCTGCTTTGCATGCCGCGGATATACTTGCCTATGCCAGCACTTACCGCCTTGTCCGCCTTGTAAAGTGCTACTGCGTTGTCGAGCGAAAAGCTCGCGGCGCTGGGGTCTTTAATGCGTACTACGTCGCCCTTTTTTATGGGAATAAAGCCGCTGGTGAAACTGCTTGCCGAAGCCACAGAGCCGTCTGAATGAAGTGCTCCGGCCTCATACCCGACGCCATTCAGAACAGCGCCAGATGCGTCCGTGCTGATCGGTATCAGATTTGTGTAAGCGGGCAGCACTTGCGTGGTTTCCGTTACGATCTTTTCCACGGAAGGAATATCGATGATCTTATCCGCACTCCCGTCGTATGTGACGCTGTTGCTTCCGCAGGTGACGGTCAGCGCGTTCGGGCTCGGCAGCACGGTTGGGATCTGCGAAATGATTTGCTGCGACGCAATTTGAAAAGCCGCATACTGCACCAGATCAGTAACATGATCCGGGTTGTATACCTTGTCTGCCGTCACCTGCCCAGTGATGCCATCGAGCACGCCCTTGTTCGCGTGTGAGTGGCGGTCGGCGGTGTTGGCGGAGATCTCCGCAGTCGGGACTACCGGGATATCGCTCGGCGCGGCGGGCTTGTACCCCAGCGCGCCTGTGATGCTTGCCGCAGTCACGGTCGCGTCACTGCCATCCTTACCCGGTGCGCCGTCCTTGCCATCCGCACCGTCTGCGCCATCCTCGACTGTGGCAATGGCGACCCCGTCCACGCTGATTGTTGTTGTCTTGCCGGACTTGGTGGCCGTTACTACCGGGCTGTGGCCATCCTTTCCGGGCACACCGGGATCACCCTTTGCACCGTCTTTGCCGGGTGTACCTTGCGCACCGGTTGCCCCGCGTGACGGCTTGCCGGTGTCCGTGCTGCCGATGTACCAATTGCCATTAGTGCCAATGGTCGGCGTGATGCCGTCCGCGCCTTTAGCACCGTCCGCGCCAGCAGCCCCCGGTTTGCCGTCCGCACCGTCCTTACCGTTCAACCCATCAGCGCCGTCTTTTCCCGGCGCACCGTCTGCGCCATCCTCGATCGTGACAATGGCAGCCCCGTCCACGCTGATTGTCGTTGTCTTGCCGGACTTGGTGGCCGTTACCACCGGGCTGTGGCCATCCTTTCCGGGCGCACCGGGATCACCCTTTGCACCGTCTTTGCCGGGTGTACCAGCCGCTCCTGTGTCGCCCTTGAGGTCTGCCACGGCGATGAGGTTTGTCCACGTGCTGCCGCTATCCGTGCTGTACTGGATGTAGCCGTCCGCCACGCGCAAGTTCATGCTGCCAGCACCACCAGCCAATGCCACTTCATTGATCGCCGCCACGAGGTTATCTTTCGCGGTGGTTTGCAGGTCGCCAAGGTCGCCGATCTGGCGCTGGATCGTCTGCAGCGTCATCTGGTCTGTCGGTGTGTATACATACCCGGCGGGCTTCGCGCGCTTGTGCACTGCGAAGTCCCGCTGCACCATCGTGTACGCGCCGGTGTCGTCGGTTACGTAGGCGTAGGCCGTCAGCGTGTGCCAGTCCTGCAGCAGCTCGTCCGGGATGATGGCCGTGCCGTCTGTGTCGACGTCCACGTCCACGCTGCCGCCAAAGCACTTATTTTGATAGTGGACCTGTTTGACGCCGTCGCCGTCGGTGATTTTGCACCTCCGCCCGGTGTCCCACTGCCACAGCGCCCCGCGTCCATCTGCGATTGTAATAGTCATATGATGTCCCCCCCGTCACAGCGCGCGGATGCGGTCTGCAAAGTCACAAGCGAATATTTCACCTGCCTGACCGCTTTTTGCGCGGATTGCATCGGCAATACCCTTAAAAAGCTCGCCGAGGTTGTCAACGTACTGCACCGTCGGTGCGTCCGAAAACGCTGTGATATGCTTATCCAGCCACTCCTTGCTGGGTTCCTTGCCAGCGCCGAACGCCGCAGTCAGATCGATCAACATGCAGGACGTGAACCAAAACGTCTTGTTTCCGCCGTCGTTGTTGTTGTAGTCAAAGCGGCACGGGTAGCTGCCGTCCGCAAAGCTGGTGCGATCAAACACCGCCGACAAGCGCGTCCACGCGCCAGAAGCAGCGTTGACAGCCATACCAGCAGCAGCCGCAGGTTCGGCTACCGGCCAGTACCAGTCGCAGGTGCCCGTGACTGCATCCTCAAATCGGATCTTAAATGTGGCATAGTATTTGTGCGACGCTGCCAGAGCGTGCGACGCCGACGTCAGCGTGACCTCGCCCGCGCCGGACGGGATGATTTTTAGGCTGGACGCAGCCCCATCGCCCGGCGTGATGCTAGATAGCTGCCACGAGCAGTTGCCACGTGTGGCCGGAAACCAGCCCTTGCCGCTGTTCGCCATGATATTAGTCATAGATACAGTGGTAGCCATGGTATGCCCCCCTTAATACGCACTGTTGATCGCAACGGCGATCGCGCTGTCAACGTACTGCTTGATTACCTTATTCTGCACGGGATTCGTCGATGTGCTCGACATCGCCGTGTCCACTATCACGCCACCACCGGCAGGAATCGTTTTAATTTCCCACTTGTGCTTATTTACCGCAAGCACCTTACCGTCATCGGAATCATCAGGATTCGGATCAGGCAGATAAGCCCCAAACAGCTCCACGGTCGCAGAGCCAAGAGCGCCAATACTTAGCACGACAGGGTAGTTAAGGATTGTACCTGTAAAAAGATAGTCGCTACTATTAAGCGCAGACACATAGCCAGTGCTGAACGACACAGGCAAACCGGTAGTGCTGTCAGGCAACGTAATATTGAATTTCATCGGCTTGTTCGCCGCAAGACTCGCAAGAATGGAATCAAAACTTGCGTCAAAAGTCACTGAGTACCTACTTGCGCCAGTCGATGCGTCATAGCCCAAATCGGACACTTTGGTCGATGTTACGGTAATGGCCTCATGCTCCGCGGCGAGATCATCTACATACGCCTTTGTAGTCGCGTCGTCGTCCTCGGTCGGCGTGCCCACCTTCACGCGCGCCTTAGCCCGCTTATCGCCGTCCGGCACAGTCGCCTCCACGGCGCCCGCACCAGATACGTTGATGCTAGCGTTTGCTCCTGCGCCCCCGTTGTCGTGCAAGGCAAGAACCGGCGTGCTCACGGACTGGGCGTTAATCCCGCCGCTCGTCGTAAGCCCCTTGACAGGTTCAAAGTCCCCGTTCACTTTCAGGTTTCCGGTGATCGTTCCGCCGGACTTGTCCAGCTTCCCACTCAGCGCCGCCTTTACCAGCGCAACAAGTTTCGCGGCCGCGGTCGGACCCGTGTATGTGGATTGGTCGTTCATGGTATCATCCCTTTCAATTTTCGCTCCAGATAGTCTGCATCTCGTCGGCCGTCATGGCAGTCAGGCCGTCCAGCTTGGTCTTGTCCGCAGCAGACATCAGGCCAGCCGCTGACTGCGTGGCCGCTGCTGTGCCGGCCTTACCGGCCAGCGCGGCAGTGATAACTTTGTTTTGGACGGGATTTGTACTGGTCGTTGATAGTGCGCTGTCCACGTCGATCGCGCCCCCACCGCCGCCACCGGAAGGCGACGATCCGGAAGGACCGCTATCGGATGTGTTGTAGCTGCTGCTGGACTCCACGCTGTTGCCAATCGACGTTTTCCCGGAAAACACGAACGTGTAGTTCATGATGATCGACGGGTATTCCCGGCCGTTGATGTCCTTGACGATAACCTTGTCGAAAATGTCAAGCCGCGGGTCAGCTGGAAGATCACCAGAAAACTTATAGATCGGCTTGTTTTTCAGCTGTTCGTACACCGTCTTTGCGACTGCTTCAGCCGCGACGGTGATCGACCCGGACGGCCCTTCAATGCCCATCCACAAATTATCGTCATTCAGTTCAATGACGTAGCCTCCGGCGCCGAAGAAATACGTGTGCTCTTGCCCGTCACTGGCGAACGTCTTTTTCACGCGCACTCCAGTGACTTCAACCGGCGTACTTGCCACTTCCAGTTGGTTAATCCACTGTGTTAACGTCACATCTGTTGTAGATGTAATTGGTCGCACATACAGTGCATTCCCAGACACCACGGCATTGCCACCGCAGGCCAGCGCGATAGCTTCGATCACCTGCCGGATGGTGTGCTGTGTGTCCACAGTCGCCAGTGCGTTATATCCCAAGTCGCTATCAATCGCGCTGGGCGTCAGGCCGAGACGAGTCGCTGCCAGCCTCCATAGCTCTATGTAATTGTGCTCTCCCTGCATCTCCGTCGGGCACAGCACGTCCGCTTCCCTCATGGCATCGTAGCAAGTAAGCGTGGTAACTTCGTGCACGGTTTCCACTTCATAAACCTTAAAGCTGCCCATTGGAACCAAGTATCCATTGCCGTCGATTTTGATATCTGCCTTTAGGTGCACGGTCGCTCCTTCGTATAGATTCCGGTTATCGACGTTTTGCCACCCACCATCGTACATTTCAATTGTCGCGCATTTGCACGCGGAAAGCCCGACCGGGTAACTGCCTGATGATATCTGCGCTGTGATTTTCGTTCCACCAGGACGAAAACACGCCCCGTCTACTTGTAGGTGTTCCCCCGCCTTGATCGTCACAGTTGCATTGCCATAATACACCAATGTCACATCGTGATCCCACGTAAAAGTCGCTTCGACCACAAAGTTCGTCTGCGATGGGTAGACGCTTGTGATTTGACTTTCGACTGTTCGCATATCATGTCACCCCAAATCACGTCAGCGGATTGACGCTGACCATGTTAAATTCCACGGACGTAAACAGTTCCTTGTTTTCGTTCAGCCGGCCAATGTCAAGCTGCCCCTTGCCGACGTAAAACCACGACGTACACCACGCGCCATAGTAGGCGGAAAAGTAGTGCAGCTGGAATTGCTGGCCTTTTGCAATGATCTTCAGGATCTGCGACAGCATAGTTTTGCTGATCGACGCACGGCTATACCCAAGCGCTTCGACCGTGAACATGGGACTGACGACGGCCGCGCCGGTCTGGGTGCGGCCGCTGTCCTCCGTGTAAGTTGTTTCAAAGTCGTACGTCAGCGCGCCGGAATCCGGCTGCGGAAGTACCAGCCAGTCATCCGACGGACTTTTTCGAATTTTAATGTATTCCTGTGCCATGTGTTACACCGCTACAAGCGGGTTTTTGCCCGTTTGCCCTTTCCGCAATTTTGCTTCGGTGATTACTTCATCAAACAGTGTGCGGCGATCCAGACGCGCAATAAATTCGTATCGGCTGCCGGCACCACCGCCGGCTTCTTCGCGCACAATCTGGCGCAGCAGAGATTCCGGCGCTTCCAGGTTGTTGCCGTTTCGCTGGTCGCCCAACACGGCCAAGAACTGCCGGTTCGCCGGGATGACCGCGCCGCGCGCCAGCATCGGGATCTGCGGCACCGGCAGCGGATTCACGCCCCACATATTCTGGAACGGAGAAATGCCAAGGAAACTGGCGTTTCGGATCGTGTTCAGCATGGAGTTGATCTTATTGAACGGCACGGCGATGATCGTGTTCATGCCGCGAATGATGGCGTTGACGACCGTGCGGAAAGTATTTTCGATGCCTTCTTTGATGCCTGACCAGATACGGCCTCCGGTTGAAAACACGTCCTTAACCTTCTGCCATGCGTCTCGGAATTTGCCCTGAAACCACTCCGGCACAGATTCGAAGGCGCTTTTGATTCCATCCCACGCAGCCACAGCGCCGGATGCGACCTTTTCCCACAGCCCGCTGAACCAGTCCTTTACGGCCGTCCATTTTTCGATGACCCAGTCCACTACCGCCGCGACACCTGCTTCCACATTGGCGAGGTGCTGCTCAAAAGCTGCATCGATACTGCTGATCGTTTTACTGATCCAGTCCTTTATGGACGTCCATTTCCCAGAAAGCCATTCAAAAAAGCTGACGGCCAGCTGTTTACAGAATTCAAACAATCTCGCAACTGCGGTCGCAAAAGCGACTATGACAGCCGTAAACAGTTCAAAGATTCCTTCGGCTATTTTGTTAACCCCATCTTTCAAATTCCCATTCAAAATGTCAGCAATGCCATCAAGAATCAGTGACACACCTTTCAGCACCGAAATCACCGCCCGAATTACCATTTCTAATGCACTTTTCACGACGTACTGTACGATTGGCGATTCCCAGATCCGTTTTAGCGCATCAAGTATCGTTGTGATCGCGTCTCCCACCTGCATCAGCACTTCCTGCAAGCCGCTCGGCAGCTTGACCTGGCTGACGCCGCTAAAATCAGGCGCGGCAGACCCGCCGCCACCGCCTCCGCCGCCGGAACTGTCGTTTGATTCCCAGCGGTTCATTTCGTCCAGCCCGGAAAGCTGCCGCTTCGCTTTTTCCGCCGCGTCACCGGCTGCGGATGTGGCGTTTGCCTGCTGGTACAGCGCTTTGGCGTTGGCCTGTGCCTGCGATGCCGTCTGACCGAAGATTGCGCCAAATACAGACGAAATAACGGCCGTAAGCTTCGCCAGCCATGACAGCAGCGCCCGAATGGCGGGAAGAACAAAACTATAGATCGGCGCGAAGGCCGTCAGTAGATTGCCCCTGATCTGCGCAAGGGACGCAGACATTTGCTTGTCTGCGTTGATGGTGTTCAGCAGCACAGACCGCATGGCGCGCAGCGCCTTCGCGATCATCGTAAAGATAAACACTTTCTTCGCGATGGTGGCAATGCGCTTTGCGAATTTGCCCATTTGTTCGGACACTTTCGACGTCGATGCAGCCGCTGACTGCTGCTTCTGCATGTAGGCGCCTATAGCGTCGTTTGCCTTGGCCTGGTCCGCCTGCAATCCCTGCAGCTGCAGTTGCGCGTCTTTCAGCTGCTGCGTCGTTTTCTGGATTGCATCGCCGGTTTCCTGTGATACCGTCCCGGTTTTTCTGGTTTTCTTTTCGCTTTCTTCGACGGCCCGCAGCTCCGCGAGCTGCTTTCTCAATTCGTCGACCTTTTGTGCGGCCTTGTCCACATTGTTCGCGGCCTTTTTCGCGTTGTTTTCCAGCTTCGCAAGGCCGGCGTCAAACTTGCCGCTATCAATCGCTGCTTCGTATACCAGATCGCCGACAACATCAGCCATCGCGCACCCCCCCTGTCATCACCTGCCGGATGAATTCATCTTCGTCGTCGGTCAGATGCGCCGACTTGAAATCGATCAATTCCCGGTTTTCGTCGTAGTATTCGCGTTCCCACTTTTCCAGCTTCTTGTGCTTGCGTAGCTTTCGCCGGATGTCCAGGATCGTGGAAAACGTGCAGTCACCGATCTCCATATAATATCCGATGAACGTCCACCAGTGCATATACGGCAGTGCGCGCACGTCCTGCCCAGCTACGCGGTTGATCGGTGCAATGATCATCGGGAAATCCTGCTCCCAGTCCATCTGCTTCGGCTGCTGCCGCTGGTCGCCGCGATCCACACCGCCGTCTAAAAACCACAGCATGAATTTCACCGCGGCGGCCATGTCCGTGATCTGATCCCAGTCCGGGTAAAAGATCTTGACCGCCACTTCGGCGCGATCCTGATCTGTCAGCTCTGGGTCATTCAACGCGGCGCAGATGTCCAGAATTTCGCGAAAGTCGCTTCGTATACGAAAACACCGGCCGCCGATACATGCAGTCTTCGGCAAGCCGGTATTCATGATCTGCGCTTCTTCCTGCGCTGACCGCCGCCGTTGTATTTATCCAGGTATTTTGCCTGACGCTTCTGTGCGGCAGCGGTCGCAGCGTCCATCTCGCGCCGAATCTGGCGCGAAACCGCTTCCAGAAACGAAATAATCTGCAGGGAACCGGACGGCGTGAGCGAAACACAGTAGGCTTTACCGAACACTGTATCGCAGACGGGCGAAGGGAACGCCGCGTCCACCTGCTCGCGTGCGTAGGCGTCCAGTTCGCGGATCGTCGTGCGGGCGTCCGTATCGCTTTCCTGCGTGCCCATTTCGTCGGCTTTGGCCTTGATCGCCATCGCTGCCGCTTCCAGCCGGTCGATGATACCGATGTCGTTCGGGTCAAAATAGATCTTCCGGTTTGCGTCGCCATTGATGGTGAACGCTTTCAGGCCGGTTTCAAAAGAAATATTATTGCTCACGCCGTCACCCCCTTATGCCGCCGCCTTCGTGAACGTGGCCACGCCGTCCACAATGGCCGCAGTGCCGACCGTGCGCGTGCCGCCGTAGGTCACATCAAACGGCATGTCTACCGTTTTGTCGCCGCCCAGAGACTTCACTTCAATCGCGCAGCCGCTATAGCGCTCGGCAAACATCGCCGTGTCCTTCGTGCCGGCATAGCAGTGCACGATCATCATATCCTGTTCGGCCAGCGCCGCAACGTCCTGATCCTTAATCGCCAGCTGCCACAGCTTCGTCAGCGCGGTTTCGCCGGCGTCCAGATTGCACGGGTCAAAGGTCTGCGTGATGGTCGGCGCGGACATGGTGGTAAACGTGTTGCCAAGAATGTCCTGCGTGGTTTCCTTGTTCCAGTCATATTCCTGACTGCTGTCCTCCACGCGCTTGCCGATGATCGACCAAACCGGCGCGGAAGACGTACCGGTATTCAGGAAGGCTATCAGCAGCTTGCGGGCGATCGTCTGGCCCGCAGTTGTGTTAAAAGTCGTACTTTCAGGCATAATGCATCACCTTTCAAAATTATTGTCGTACCGCATCGACAGGGACACGGCCCAGTCTTCCACACCGTCGGTATAGCGCCCGGTCAAATAGGCCGCCGACACCTGTACAAATGCAGTGATCGTCCGGCCATCGCCGAGGTCTGGCCACGCGGCAAGCGTGTGCTGCTGGCCGTCCGCCGTGATCGGCTGTTTTTCAAGCCAGCGCGCCAGCTTGTCCAGCCAGCCCTTGATGTGGATGCGGTCCGTTTCCGACTGCGGTACGGCGCGATATACCACCAGAAACGCATAGTTGCATTTCTGGTACACACCGCCCATGATGTCGGTCGTTTCGCTGATCACCGTCGCCACAGCGGACGGATAGATCCCGACGCCGGACTTGTCGCCCAGCTCGCCGAACCGGATTTCCCGCGCGCCAATGGCCGGGAAATCATTCAGTAAGCCGCTCAAGATCGTTGAAAAATCTTTCGTATCAACCATTTGATTCCCCCAGGATGATCCGTTTGCAGCCATCCGCCCATTCTTTTCCGTGTTCGTTTTGCGCGACTTCCGCCCAATGCGGCACGCCGGTCGCAAACCGCAGGTCGCGGTCAGTCGCAACAAGTGTCGCGCCTTTTCTAAAACGCGGGCCGACATTCGGAATGTTCGCAGGGCCTTTCCCGCTTTTTGAATCCACCATGACCTTGCCCATATACAGATACCGCGCATATGGGCCTGGGAACACGACCTGCCGGCCGCCTTCGGCGACATACGACCGCTGCTGCAAGTTCCCACTGCGATACGGCATATATAGCTTGCTGTCCGCAAGCGCCTGCTGCCCCAGCCATTCCTGCGCTTTGGCGAATCGCGGGCCGTATTTGGCGAACCGTAGATTTACCCGGACGTGCCCTTTGACATAGCTGACGTTCTTATAGTGCTTGATGTCGCTCATGACGCCGTTACCTCAAAGTGCGCAATCAGCGGAAACCACGCGCAGGATGTGATGCGGTGGCACTCCGTGACTTTGCACAGCACATCGTATTCCGCCCAGTCGTGCTCGCCGCGGCAGAAATAGTCGCCCGGCTGAAACGCAATCATGCCGCTGCGGTCATCCGCCGCCTGGTACACTTCCGGCGTCGCATAGGTCAGCGCGCCAATGGCCGCTTTCGGGACAAGCAGCAGCACATAGTGCCCAGGCACGTCGCCGGTCGTGCCTGGCGTCATAGCGATTTTTGCTTCCACTTTGACACCGGCCAGCACGTGCCGCACCCATGTATCGTCCTGACCGCGCGCGCCGCGCACGCGTGAAAAAAGCGTGATCGTATCGCTATGCAGCAGCATCAGCACGTCACCCCCGCGTACAGCACAAGGACGCCATCCACGGCCACGCCGGAAAGCCAGCGCCGAAGCACATCGAACACCAGCGCGTCTCGCGCTGCTATGGTCTTCGCGGCGGTCGTGTAGCAGCTGTCGGCCGCCTTGTATGTGATCGATTCGCTGCCGGACGACACCGACGCCACAGGGCCGGCGGTTTTTACGCCGCCGACGTCTGCGGTTTCAGCCGCGCTGTCACGCGCCTGGTCAATGCGGTAAAGGCATTCGGCCAGTTCGCACGCGCAGTCCTGCAGCTTTTCGGCGTCGATCGTGGATTCCGGCAGCGTGCCGCCGAAGCGGTCGAACGTAAAGCGGTCGATCTCCCGCGATGCCGCACGCAGGTAGCGGGCAGCAGTCACTTCGTCGCGGAAAGGGGACAGATCGTCCCCGTACCGTTTTACGTATGTGTCAAAATCCGCGTACACCGTGACTCACCTGCCGATCACGCGCTTGCGTAGGACTTCACGTGCACTTGCGCAGCGTCCAGCACACGCAGGGCGACGTTTTCCTCGACCTGCGCCTTGCTGCCGGCGAAAAGCTCGGAGTCGACCATGCGGACGATGCTGAAGTTATCGCCGACACCGAAGGCGTTCTGATCGTACATGATGAATTCCACCTTCGCGAGGTTCGCCGCCGTGACGCTGGCCTTCGTACCGCCGTGCGGATAGTAGGCAAGATCAGCAGACGACGCGAAGCCGTTGACTTCGAGCCAGGTAAAGCCCATGAAGCTGCCTACCTGGCCGCCGGCAGCGGCTGCGAGCAGCATTTCGTTGGACGTCGGAATATACTTCTCACCGGCGAACTCCAGCATCGTCGCGAAGAAGTCCGGGCTGCAAAGCACGATGGTGGGGTTGGCTTTAGCCTTGACCATGGCTTTGCGTTCGGCCAGCACCTGCGCCTTGAAGTTGGCCGCAGTGGTCTTCGTGGTGTTGGTGGACGCCGTGCCCTCGGAGATCAGGCAGGCCAGCGCGCACTGGTTCTTTGCCTCCGCGACTTCACGGGTGGCAAGGGCCAGATGCTCTTCGGCGATCGGGAACGCCACAGCAGCGGCCTGCACGCCGTAGATCTTCTTCGACGCATGAATGTTGTTGTTGAAAACGGCCTGAACCAGCGTGTCAGCGGCAGCGGTGTCCGTGAAGTCACGACCGGGCGTGCCGACAGATGCTGCGGTGGAGGTCAGCTTGTGCCAGTAGCAGCCGCCGGCGCCGTCGACCATCACGTCCTGATAGGTCACACCGGGCACAAGCCAGGTTTTGTAGAAAAGGTTGGGAAGAACAGTTGCCTTGTACTGTTCATCGACATACAGGGATCCATACTGGATAGACATAGATCATCATTTCCTTTCGTAGTCTTAGCCCCTGAAAAACGGGTTGTTTTTGTATTTCTGGGCTACGTATTCTTTTGCGCCTCCCGCCGGCGGCACCATGCCGCTGTGATCGGACGAAAAGCGCGCCTTGCTGGCGGGATCGGCCACAAGGATGCCGGGGATCTCCTTGCCGTCCCGATCGGTGACAAGGCCGGTAAACAGGTCGTCGATCGACTTGCCGCGCGCATCGTCAGACCCCAATGCTGTCACCAGCTTGTCCGTGATGCTTTCGCGCGTGATGTCGTTGACGAAATGCTTGCCCGACAGGAACGTGTCCACCGTACTGCGCAGCTTCACGGCAGCGGCGTCCTTCTTGCGGTTGTCCCGCTCGGTCTGCAGGTCATTGGTCAAGGTCGTGATCTGACCTTTCAGCGCTGCGACATCCACGCCGTCAAAGGCGGCAAGCTTGCCCTGCACGTCTTTCAGCGATGTGTCCAGCGCGTCGTGGCGTTCCTGCAATTTGGTGAATTCCGCCACGGTCTTGTAGTTCTCGGCGACGGCCTTGCGCAGATCCGCCGCCTTTCCTTCCGGGATCGTAATACCGAAGTCGGAAAGAATGGTCTCGATGTTCTTCATGCGTAATCCTCCTGAACGTGATTTTTAACAGCCCGTCGACTGTACGGATTGATCCGGATGAACCACCGGCGGGGTCGTGATATGGCAAAGGGGCAGCCGGTTTCCCGTCCGCCCCTGCGTATCCTGATTTGATTTTGGGTATAAGAAAACCACCTTGCCGACTGGTAAGATGGTCCCTCGAATTATTATGTGAAATAAATTTCCGCTAAAATTTATCCGATTGTTTATTCCACGATATGTACATAAGTGATCTTTTCAATATCCGTCGCTTTGATGAACTCTGTTGTATCCTCAATCTCGTGTAGCCGCTCCTGCGGATAATCAATATCAACCAGATATACATCCCCCGAATAGACCCCCACGATTGTCCCCTCTCTCCCATCCTTCAAGCGAACACAATCATATTCTTTTGGCCTCTGCATATCATTTTTCCCTCCTCATCTGTCCACAAATGCCGTCGTCATGCGCGGAGTCCTATCCTCCGGGGCGATGATCCACCCCGTTCTAATCGGGACATAGCGTCCATTTGCGCCCTTCACCAGCATACGCACGGTAAATTTCTCCCCATGCTCTGTGGTTGTTTTCCCGCTGGCCTTATACCTGCCAACGCCCGCCATAATCTCCTGCATAAGCAGCTCGTAATTGTTTGCATTATACCCCAGCGCCGCCTGAAATACAACCGCCTTATCTCGCCCACTAGCGCCCTCCTTCATATTAAGCGAATAGTTCAACAGCTTTTCTTTTACACCGTGCGCATATTCGTGCTTTGGAAGAAGTTCTGCAGGATCTTTCGCCATATGCTCGGCGTTAAACTCGGCTATCATTTTGTCGACGCGCTTTTGCTCTCGCACCGCCGCGGACGCGGTTGACGCCGCCGAGCGATCCCAACCCGCAACAGCCAGCCGCTCGTGATACGGTTTCAGGTCGTTATCGGCGCAGAACTTCGTGTAGGCCGCGTTCTGCTCCTGCAGGCGCTTGGCGGACTGCGTGTATTTTTCCTGCAGTTTTGCCTTGGCCGCCGGATCTTCGCAGTTTTTCACGGCTGTGTGCAGCGCCGCACACTTGCGCTTCTGCGCCCGGATGCGGCGTTCCATCGCACGCTGCGTCTGCGACAGTTCATATGCGCGGCGGTTGGCTTCGGTGTCGATAGGCTTGTTGTGATTCTGACTGACGCCCGGCAGGAACGGCGTAAAAGAATGGCGGCAGTTATAGCCGCACAGGCCCAGCGGGTTCTCCGGGTAGCCGGTCGCATCCAGCAGGTTATCAAACTGCGCGTCCTTGCCGTCGATGCAGTACACCTTGCCCTGCCAGCCGGCATGATCGGCGATTGGGTCGGTATCGGACACACGCGCGCCAAGATGCTGCGACACCAGCACATGATTCCAGCCCATGTCTTTGCACTGCTGGATCGTCATGTTCCCGGATGACTGCGCCACGCCGGTGCGGATGCAGCGCAGTACCGCCACTTCCAGCGTGTCCTTATGGCCGGACGGATAGCGCACGATTGGCTGTACCTGCCCCAGCTCTTTTATGCCATCCAGCATAGCGGCGGTGTAGGACTGCGCACCGGTGCGCACCTTCCAATACGCCGCGTCACAGATGCCGATAAACGCCTGATTGGTCGCGCCGGCCGTTGTGCGCGTGATATTGGAGATTTCGCCGACCGTGCGCTCATAGGCGTCCGTGATGATCGCCATCATGCCGGGCGACAGGCCGGAAAACGTCACGGCGGCAGCTTCTGCGTCCGCTTTTGCTGCCTGAATGCCGCTGCCCTTGAATATCTTTGCGATTTCCTGCTGCGATTTGCCGGTGCTTTTGGCCAATGCCTTCTGGATTTCATCCAGGTTCCCGCCGGCCTGTTCCAGCACCCACGCCTGCCATTCATCCGTGCCGGTCAGCAGCTTTTCTTCGCCGCGGCCGAAGCGGATCATGAAGCGCTCGATCATGTCGCGGGCAATCCATTCTGTCAGGTCGTCCAGCAGCGGCAGCAGGGTTTCGCCGATCTCCTGGAACTGTTCCGGGGTGATCATTCGGTATCAGGGAACAGCCCCGGTTTCGCCGTGTTGGCTTCGGCATAGGCCGCTTTCGCATCGTCTTCGCTGAATCCTTCAAAGCGCACCAGGTACATCCACCACGGCAAAACGCCCAGCTGGCAAAGGCTTTTCGTGTTCTGCCGGTCTTCTTCGTAGCTATACGTGATGTCACCGAAGTTATACGCCACGGTATATGTACCATACGGCGCCAGGTCGTAGATATCGGCATAGTCGTTCAGCGCCTGAATCAGGTCATCCACAGCTGCCTGAATGCGGTCGCGGATGTCCTTGATGCGCTGGATGGTGCGGCGGTCATCAGCTTCCACCTGCGTTGCGGTGGCAAGGCCCTGCTTTTCGTTATAGCTAAAATAGCCTTCCGAAAAGCCGCACTTGGTCGACAAGCTTTGCAGCAGCATATTGATGCCGGTCTGGCGTTCGCCGGTTTTCAGCTTGCGGTCAATTTCCTGATAAAAACTTTCGGCCGCCGAGCCGGCAACGTTTTGCACATAGCGCGGCAGCCGCACGGAAACATTCTTCCGCCCGGGCTCACGCAGCAGACGGTCATCCACAAGGGCAATCGACCGGGAATCCTGAATTTCGTCCACCATCGCCGACCATGCAACGTCCAGCCCCCGCAGCTCTGGCAAGGCGTTGGCGTAGATAGACATACCGCATGCGCCGCCGTCAATGTTGTTGGCGTCCGGCATGGTGCACACAGCAAATAGCGGCGCAGTATCATCCAGCACGGCGTCCGGCAGGATGCCTACCCAATCCGGCACTTCGTCCAGATTCACACGGGATGCCGATGCTTTGCCCTTCGCCAGCCGGAACGCGCGGTTGGAAACCACATAATGCATCCCGTCGTAGCGGTGATATTCGGCCTTGACATAGTAATAATCCGGCGTCGCCTTCGTGTCGTACAGCACAACGCCCGTCACGCGCTTTCGGTTATCCACAGCGGTGATCGTAAATTCCGGCGGCGTGTACAGACCGATGCTGTCCGGCGTTGGTTTCAGCAAAAACATGCCAGCAGCGCAGCCCACGTCCACCATGTCACGCAGGAACGGAATCAGTTCTTCGTTCAGCCGTTCCTGCAGCCAATCCGCGCGGGCCGAGCCGGACAGTTCGACGCTGACACCCATCGTCGCAAGGCGCGCAGCTTCGCCGGTCACGGCCTTTGCAAAATTGATGGTGCGATCCTGATCGTTTGCCCACGGTGGGGTGCCCATCCAGATCTGCATCCACAGGTCTTCCGCTTCGCGCATTTCCGGCGTTACCAGCGGCGCAATGCGGAATTCTTCGCGGATCTGTTTTTTCACGCTGTCCAGCGGGATATTGATTTTCATGCACTTGCCCCCCTGCGCATCGTCAGCGGTTCCAGTGCGTACCGCGTGGCGTCGATGCTATGGTTATTCACGTCCGGGTATCCGGTGACGACGTTGCCGTCCCGGTCCCGCTCGTATTCATACTCCGAAAATTCCTTTGCCGCATTCGGGCAGCGCACCGGGTCGATGATGATGCGCCGGCGCTGCAGCCACTTCATGCCATGTTCGATTGACCCCGGACCTTTGACAGCGCCGGTGACCGGCAGACCCATTTCGCGGTGATCGTTGACGCTTTTCGGTTCGGCCGAATCGGCCGTGATTGTGTAATCGTCATAGCCGTGTTCGATGATCCAACGCGCCGTCTGTTCGTTCGATTCCTTGTTGACGTAGTGCTCCGCGAATAGATACACCGCCTCGCGGTCGCTGTCGTAGTAGCAGCGAATGAAGCAGTACGGATCGGGATACCAGCCCCAGTCCTCGCCCTGGAAGATGCGGTCAAAATGCGAAATCTCTTCATCTGTGATCTCCCGCAGCTCCAGATAGTCAAAGACGCTGCCGCCGTCGCCATTGGCTACGCCTTCATATTCGTGCTCATACGCCGCTGGGTTGACCTCTTGCAGGTGTTCCGCGTCTGCGATAAACTTCGCGCCCAGCCATTCCGGCGGGGCTTCCGTGTAGCTGGAATGATGGAAAACGCGCCCCGGATTCGGGACAAGCCGTTCCTTGTTGACCCAGCTGGATTTGCTTTTTGGCGGGTTGTATGACGAAAAATCATAGGAATCCGCGCCGCCACGCAGCACGGATTGGTTAATAGAACGTTCTTCTTCCGGCCCGCAAAGCTGGTCTTTTTCTTCCTTCCACAGGATGCCGATATAGCCAAACGGCGGCTTAATGGATTTCAGCTTCAACGGATCGTCACAGCCGCGAAAATAAATCGTCTGGCCGGTTTCTTTCAGCACGATTTCTAGCGGCGACAGCTTGCAGTTGAACTCATCGTATAGCCCTAGCTCGTTGATCGCCCATTTCATCTGGGCATACACGCTGTCTTTCAGGGTGTTGCCCATCTTGCGGATGATACAGGCGTGCATCGTCGGGTTGTTTTTCAGCAGCTCGACGATTTTCAGGGATATATACGACGATTTCAGGCCGCCGCGGCCGCCTTCAAAGACATACGTCATGTTCGGCTGAATGCGCCGGTTGATGTCCACAAACGCCCGGCCTAGTACGCGCGCCGGCAGCTCATAATGTGCGGATGCGCGCGCTGCCGCCTTTGTTTCCTGCTCTTCCTTGATGCGCAGCGACTTCTCAAGGTCGCCGGCTGCGCGTAGACGGTCAGCGATGGAGGTTTCGATGCCGAACTGGTCTTTTTCCTGCCCACGCATGATCGCCGTGCGCAGCTCCTGGATCTCTTTCAGGGATGCCGTGCGCTCGGATTCGATTTTTTCCTGCCGCCGCGCTATATAGATTTTTATGTCAGGTTTTGTCAGGTTTTCCGCGCCGATGGATTTGGCGGTTTTCGCCGAGTACCCTGCTCTGCGCGCCGCCTCGGTCGCGTTGCCCAATTCGATGTAAAAATCCGCAAAAGCGCGCTGCTTTGGCGTGAGATTCATGGGATCACCCGCTATAGATTTTCGCCAGCGTTTTTACGACATCCGCCATGCTGTAAGTCTCCAGTACGCGCGTGCTGATATGCTTCCCGGTTTCATCGGTTTCTGCCTTTTCCAGCACGTATTTTGTTACCATCCGGCCAAGCCGCTCGGAGTAGTGCTGTAACTGATTGACTTTGTAATGCTCGCCGCGCTGGTTCAGCGCCGCCTGCAGTTTGTAGGTAAGTTGTTTCAGATTCATAACCGCACCAGAATGCACAAAGCACCGAACCCGAAACCGGGCCGGTGCTTTGCTTTGTTGAGAGACATGAGAAAACCGGAGTTGACAGAGACAAGAGAAAAAGCCATGCGTACATTCTGCAAAAAGGATCAAAGGAAGAGAGGTATATCACAAAGTGACTTGCGGGGCTGGTCTCTCTCGCAATCCCGCGATATCACTTTAACACAGATTTTCGCGGAAATGTTCCCGATTTTTTCCCACCTTGCGCTCACATCTCCGTGAGACCGTACATCGTTATCGTAAAATTCCGCAGTGCGCAATCCTTCCAACGGTAAGCTGTCGTTTTCTCGATGGCCAATTCCCGGCACAGCCGCTCGACGCCGCCGATACACGGCGTGATGTAAAAGCGCTGCAGCACACAGCGGTCCCGCTCAGAGAGCTGATTCAAGGCACGATCCACGCGGCGTACACGGTTCTCTGTCAAGCGCTGCGCCTCTTCCAGCCGCTCGCGCTTCAGGATGTTGTTGACGAGCGCATCGTCCCGGCCGTTTGAGCCGCCGGCGACCGGACTGCCGTCCGCCGAGGCGCTGCGGATGCTCGTGATCTCCGTCGCCAGGTCAGCGATCTGACCGCTGATGTTTGCAATTGCCGCCTTTCGGTTCATGTAGTTGCGCAGCTCATCGGCCGCCTCCCGCTTCCAGTCCAATTAAGTCACCTCCACATAGCGCCAGCTCTGCGGTGGGCGCTTGATTTTGCCCTTGTCATGGCAAGCGTTGCAGTCAGTTGCCCATTTCGCATCGCAATCATCGCACTCATACGGACGACAAAGCGTGCTCAGTGCGCGAGGCTTATCATAGATTCGCAAGCCTGATATGCGCCATGCCCAGCCTTCCCGCCCGCCGAGATACGCCTCGGCCGCATCGCGGGTCAAGCAGGCGTCATCAAAGATCTCGTCCGCCGGGACAACGCTCCAATCCGGCAAGCATATGCCATATCTCTCCGGGCTGACGCTACCGCCAAAACGGAGGAGGTGGACAGTGTCATAGCACTCAAACTCGCCGATGACCTTACCGCCACCGTAAAATTGCGGCTTTGGATAATCCGTCTCGATATAGTCCTCGTGCGGGTATCTCGGTTGCGTACAGTAGATATAGCACTTAAACGGCGTGTGCAGCTTTGGGCGGCTCTTGCGCACCTCAACGGTCTTTGTGCCATTGGCGATCAGCTCGCACCATTTGGGGCGGATGCTGATAAGTACGGCCTTACTCATTGTGCAGCGCCTCACTTCCCGGGACGATACGATCCCAACAGGCCGCGCACAGTACTTCTTTTACCTCTCGCTGATGAACATGTTCATGCGGGCACGGTTTGTTCTTCGGCTCGTAACCGTAGGTATTCGGGCATCCAAAACACCCGCCAATACAGGTTTCGTCCACCGCGTTCGGATGCTCCAGCGCCAGCAGCTCGCGGAATGTGCAGCCGTGCGACTTCCGCACAAGCATGTCTACCCGAAAAGCGTCCCAATTCGCCGTCGGCACGCCGACATAGTCGCACCACGCGCGTTCCAGCTTCGCGCCATCCGAAGACGACCAGTCCGGAAGGAACACGACGTAGTCCACCGCCTCCATCTCAGCGAAGCAGATGCGCATATAGTCCAGCTTGTCCAGCCCCTCCGGCGCTGTGGCCGGATTGATGACCGTCGCGCCCAGCCGCTCAAGCTGTGCAGCCGCTCGGGCGAATTTTCCCTTATAATCCGGATCCCCGGCGATTTTCCCTGATATGTAGATTTTCATGGTTGTCCTCCTTATCCGATCAATGTCGGTATTTCGTAATTGCACCAGAGCACTTCCGTGCGCCTATCGCCATTCTGGTTATAGGCCTTCCGCTCGATGATGTTCCAGCCACTCAGTTCGCTGTCATACATGGGTGAGTGATACCCGGATAGAATAACCGGCCCCGGGTGCGCTTTCAGCGCTGCCAGCAATGCCTCGTGGTCTGCGTCTGTCATTTCGTACCGATACTGCTTTCCGCTGCGCGTTTCAAGCAAATACGGCGGATCTGCATAGATCAGCACGTTCTCGTGCCGGAAACGCCGAATCAGCTCCAGCGCCGGGCGATTCTCTATCTGTACTTCTTTCAGCCGCTCGGCCGCGGCCCGTATGTTCTCGGGCATATCGTTCCAGCAGTTCAGGCAGTAACTACGCTCACGCGCATAAACGTCGATTTTAAATCCGGTCTTTTGATACGTCTTGAAGCCGTGCCCCATCCTGCTCCGGATACAAAACCGCACCGCACGGTCGAAGTCTGTTTCTCCGCGATTCTCGTGCGCATCATCAAAGACTGCGCGCGCATATGGCGTTAAATCGATCTCCCGGGCAAGCCGCTCGGGCTCTGCGCGCAGAACGCGGAAGAAATTCACGATATCCCCGTCGATGTCGTTCACGGTCTCAATTGCTGACCGCGGTTTGCGGAACAGAACGGCCAAAGAACCGGCGAACGGTTCTAGGTAGGATCTCTGCGGCGGCATAATCTGCACGATTTCCTGTGCCATGCCCCACTTTGCACCGGGGTAATTCAAAAGCGCATTCACTGATTCACCCCCATCACATGGCCACCGCATCAGCGAGTGCAGCCATCGTCTCAATTTTCCTGGGCATGGCATACTCCGGTAGGTTCGCTGCCACAACGGCCGCAGCCATCGGCGGGCAGACGGCATTGCCGCATCTGGCTACTTGCTGCGTCTTCGGGTATGGCTTTCCGGCCGCATCATGGTCGATGATGTAATCCGGAGGAAAGCCCATGGCGTTGTACAGCTCCCGAGGCGACAGCATCCGCAGGCCAATGTCTGCGATATAGTACGGCGCCCCGCCGATTGACAGGAGCAGCAGATCGTCCTCGCCCAGCGCATAGCCGCAGTACAGGTTCAGCAAGTCGCGGATCTGCGGCCAATGGTGCAGCCGCTCGGATGTGCCGATTTTACAAAGCACTGCCTTGCAGCAGCCAAACACGCCGCCCGCTGTCTGTGTCGGCAGCGGCTCCGACGGCCGTGTGCCGACTTCGTCCCGCTTGTACTTGACCACGTGGGCAGCGCATACCGCATTGTGGTCGATGGCCGTCACTGTCGGCAGCGGCTCTCCCGCTTTCTCACCGTCCACCCCGCTGTAATACTTGACTACATGTGCAGCAACCACAGCTTCCCGGTCGTGGCTCGTGACCGTATGCATCGGGCTTTGCACATCCAACGGCCGGCCGCCGCCGTAATACTCCACCAGATTCGCGCAGGTAAGGCCGTAACGGTTCGAGGCGTCCACCGTGCAGACGGGCTTATCCAGTCCAGCCGCTCGGGCGCTTTCTGTTTTCTCCGTGTGGTACTGGATCAGTGACGGCGATAGCAGCATCTGCCCGCCGCCTCCGCCTGTGCGGACGGTGTTCATCGGCGCGGAGACCGGTGCCCCGACACTGTTGCTGGTGTTCGTCATCGTCAGCGGCGTGAGGACCGGCCGGCAAATGCCTCCAGTGTACTTTGCTGTAATCGTTTTACACGGCTCTTGGCTATCCGTGACGTGCCCACCTCCGGAATGGTTACAATCAACGATGAACGGCGCCCCGGATTTGATCGTGAACTTGTCCACGCCGCGAATAATGCGGCGCATGGTGTTGTCCGCCAGCGGCCGGACGGCGGAAATGCCGTACCGCTCGTGGATTTCATCCTTCGTCGAAAAAATCGAAGGGCACGGCAGCGACCAGTCGATGATCTCCGCGGCGCTGCGCCATGGCAGCAGTTTTCCGCTGCGCACTTCCGCACTGTCTCGCGGGGCGTGTGTGCGCTCCGGCCAGACGATCGCACGTCCGTCGCAGCGGGCAATCAGCACCAGCCGACGTCTGGTCGTCGGCGCACCGTAGTCAGCCGCCACCAGCTCGCGCCATTCCACGGTGTACCCCAGTGCCCGAAGCTGCCCGACGAACTTCTGGAACGTCGTGCCGGCCAGCTTCTTTACCGGCTTTCCTTTGCGCACTGGTCCCCACGTCTGGAACTCTTCAACGTTTTCGAGGATGATGACGCGCGGGCGCACCTTCGCCGCCCAGCGCAAGACGATCCACGCGAGGCCCCGGATTTTGCGGTCAACAAGTGCCGCGCCTTTTGCTTTCGAAAAATGCTTACAGTCCGGCGAAAACCACGCCAGCGCCACCGGCCGCCCTCGACAGACCGTCTCCGGATCCACATCCCAGACAGATGCCTGGTAATGCTCCGTGTACGGATGGTTCGCTTCGTGCATCCGGATCGCTGCCGGGTCGTGATTGATCGCCGCATTGACGATTCGCCCCAGCGCCAGCTCAATTCCCGTGGACGCGCCGCCGCCACCGGCAAAGCTGTCAACGATGATCTCGCCGTCAAGTGTCTCCTGTGTGCGCAGCATCATGCATCCTCCCCCGCGCCGAGTGCGAGCTGCCCGGCGGCATACAGCTCGTACACCGTCCGGCCGCGATCATCTGCCATATACGGCAGGAAGATCTGCTGCATCGGCACATCACAGGATTCGATCAGCGCCATTTGTGCCAGCACCCAGTCGCGCACGTTCCGCCACGCGGTCATTTCTGCCTGCTCTCGGTCGGCCTTGATCTTCTGCGCCGCGAACACTCGCAGCGTTCCGTCTACGGCCGCCGGCAGGCGGAAGCCACGCGGCCCAACCGGCGTGTCGATCCCAAACGCGATCGCCTGCGGCTTGCCATTATCGTAGTCAATCATGATCTTGGTGGCGCCGTGGCGTGCAAGCGCGCCTTGGATTTCCCCGATGGACGTATATACGTCCACTTTCGTCGTATAGTTTTTGATTGCCATGTGCCCACCTCACTCCGGATCGCCGAGAAACCGGATCACGCCCTGACGCAGCTGCACCCGGTACGGCTCCAGCTCCACGGCCGTCATGTACTTATGGCCGAATAGTTCTTTCATGTTCTGCCAGTCCTCCCACATGACACGATACACTGCGCGCCCGCGCAGGCACACCAGCACAAACGCCAGCGCGCCCATATTGGCGTGCGATTCCAGTGCACGCGCCTGCTCTTCCGTGACCGCACTTTGCATGATGCGGTCTTTGTCCGTGGCCTTGGCCTCGAACACTACGCTGCTGCCGCCGCATAGCGTGCCCTGAAAATCCGGCTGCGCCTGCTTGGTGAAAACCGCCTCGAACGACCAGCAGCCGCTCGGATTCTGATGCCGGCCGGAAATGACCTTGATCGGCTCCGGCGTCTTGTCGATCTCCGCGATGCCATGCGCCCGGTAATACGCGCAGGCCGTGAGAATCTGCGCCTCAAAGCCTTCCCCGGTCGCACGGCTGATACTCCCCTGTGCCTGACGCGCTGGGTTTTTCGCCGACTCATCGGCGTGGAAAAACTGCAGCGCCTTTTCATACGCCACAGGATCCAGCTTGCGCGCCGCCTGTTTCTGATAGCGCGGCGGCAGGCTGTCCATGCTGATGCCCATTGTGGACGCTCCTTCCTATGTGGTGTCTTTGATCTCGTAATACTCCTGCCACGGCCAGCCGCTCAGCTCATGCCAGCCGCTCTTATACTCAGACCCATCGTCAAAGCGATAGAGATGCATCCCCCGTCTGGCCTTCGGCTCTTTTCTCCACGTCTCGGCCTTGGTCACCTGATAGCGGATCTCCGGCTTTGCCATGCCGGCGCTGCAGGTATACCGCCGGCGGCGGATGCCCTGCTCGCGGCAGCGGCGCATGGTGGAGCGTGATTCCTTGATGAGGTAGGACGCGAGCTTTGCGTGGTTCTTGCGGTCATCGAGCATCTGGAAGCTGATAGATCCCGCGCCATTGGTCACCTTTGTCCAGGCTGCGGCGATGATCTGCGCGTCAAAGCGCGGCAGGAGGATGTGATGATGCACGTTCGTCATGTGCTTGGTTTCGAGCACGGCGATGTATTTCAGGCGCTTTCCTGCTTTGGCATAAGCCTTGCGTATCTCTCGTAGAAATGCCGCTCTGTCCCGCTCGGCCTGTTCCAGCGTGATCTCCTTGTCCCAGTAATGCAGGACCATGTGATAATCTCCATAGCGATAGTTGCAGTTGATGAGCCAGCGCAGATGCTCCTCGGCCACGCGCTCGTTGATACGCTCCTGGCACTTGGAGGTCTCCTTCTCGGATGATCGCTTGCGCGGCTTGACCTCCTTGCTGTGCACACGGGATGAATACATCTTGCGGTGCTCGACCGTTTCCCCGCACACGACAGTGCGATGTACATACGGCATGATTGCCTCCCTGTCTCCGGTCGAGTTAGTAATTGGTCTTACCGAAGCTGAAAACGCCTTGCGGCGTCAGCGTTTTTCGGCTTGCAGGGCGGGCAACTATATGCTATAATATATATAGTGTAGCGCGCCCTGTGCGCTATTGGGTTTTCACCGCCTGCGGGTTTGACGATCTTCGCAGGCGGTGTCTTTTTATGTCTCCGGCGGCGCCCACATGACGCGCGCCCCGTGGACGACTTCCTGCCATGGGACGCCCCACAGCTCCGCCGCGCACTGGATTGCCGCGAACGGCGATGCACACGGTACGACCACGGCCTTGCGCCCCGGGAGCTCCACCCGCGCGCGGCCATGCGCTGCCCAGCGGTCATTCCGGCGTCGCATGGCCAGCTCTGCCGGTGACATATATACGACCTCCGGACGTCTCATGCGACGCCGAGGACCGAGAAGATAAGGTGGAACACCCACCCGGCGAGCGCAACACTGGCAATGAAGGACGCGCAGACGATGCCATCCTCGACGCCCCAGATGACGTATCTGCGCACCTTCGCCTTGGCACGCGGATCTCCGAACACCTTCATTCGTCGTCACCGCCTTCTGCCGTGCGGTACAGCATCTGCATGTTGTTCGCGCAGATATTGCACACCGGCGTGCTGTGAATGTACCGGATGTCGTTCACGCTGCCGCAGAACGCGCAACCAGGCGCATACTTGCGCAGGATGATGCCGTCCGCGTCTGTGTAGATCTCCATGGGATCTCCCGTCCGGATGCCCATCGTCTGGCGCAGATCCTTCGGCAGCACGATGCGGCCGAGGTCATCGACCCTTCTGACGATTCCTGTTGCTTTCATTGGTTTCTCCTTTCTCTTGACCTATCTGGCCAGCATCTGGGCGAGCGCCACGGCGCTGATGCCCTCTTTCCCGCTGACGTTGTACCGCTCGCGGCACACCCGTCGGCTTTGCCCTGTATAATTGCTGACGTCTGTCACCGTCAGCACCCGGCGGCCGCCGGTGAACTTCAAGATTTCCTCCAGCTCAAGCCGGAAGGTTTCTTTTTCTCGCGGCATATGTACCTCTCTCCTTTTTGAAATCAGATGAACCGGCGTCATTCTCCACCCAGTTCGTCCCCTGACGATCCGGTGCAAAAGCGCTCGAAGTCCGCTTCGGTTCCGGCACGGAATCGCTCCACATCAATGCCGGTAATACTCAGCTTCGATACGCCGTCCTTCACGTCAAGGCGTATTCCGCCAACGCCGACGCCGATCATAACGCCGTCGAGCAGTACCGCGCTCTGCCTTCCGTTGCTCGCGATCATCAGCTTGGAATAGCTTGCGGCCGTGTCCGGCAGCCCGCTTTTCAACCGGTCGAGCTGCTTGCGGAGCTTCTGAAACTCCGCGACCGTCTTGTAGTTCTCCGCGATTTCCTTATGCAAAGCGGGAACCAGCTCCTGCGGGATTTCAACACCCAGTCCGGACAGGATACTCACGATGTTCTCCATGTCCTCACCTCCAATCGAATGAATAATGAATGCCCTTGTTTTCCCGCTCGGATATGATAGAATCGGCTCGAAGGGAGGCAAAGCAAATGCAGGAACCGAATCCGAAGCGCGTGATGGAATACGAAATGCGTCTCTATCACTGCCACAAAATCAAGCGGAATGTTCAAATCCTCGAGGATTACGAGGTCATCGACGGTGTTCGTACCCTAGTGCGGTGCTCATGCCCAGTTCACATGGGCACGGCATCGACCGACCGTCACTGCAATGGCATAAATGAGTTTGACTTTCCGTGTGGCTATGCTGACTGGCAGCAAACGAAATAACATCCTCCATCATGCCGTCCGTCATTTCACATGGCGGCGTGTAGCAGAAAAGGCGCAGGCAGCACTTTGTGCAGTCCGCCTTTTCTTTTTGGCAGTGCGCCCGCAGCGCCCTGTGAAGCTCCATAGAATCCATGTCCTCACCTCCAATCGAATGGATTGCGCGCGCCTTACGACGCGCGCTTGCTGTGCTCCAGCGCCATCGCCAGCCCCTCCGCAAAGGCGCACAGCTGCGCCTTCTGCATTTCGTCCATGCTCTGCATCACGGTCTCCAGCCGCTCCAGCGTCTTCTGCTCGTTATTCGTCAGCATTTTGTTCATCTCCTTTCTGTTCAACGCGAATCGCGTTTTTGTTACGGTTGTTTGTGAGTTCGTTACTATAATACGTCACGTTGTTACTGGTGTCAAGAGAATTTTGTGCTTTTGTTGCGAAAAACATTGACATTCTCACAATGTTGCGCTATTCTCTTAGGCGAGGAGTGATACCAATGAACGAACGCATCAAAGCAGTCCGGGCCGCTCTCGGTCTTTCGCAACAGGAATTCGCCGAAAAAATCGGCATTAAGCGTGGCGCCGTTGCCAACTACGAGGTTGGCAGAAATGAGCCTATTGACGCCGTGGTCAGTTTGATTTGCAAAACATACAATGTAAACGAGAACTGGTTGCGCACCGGAGAGGGCGAGATGTTCATCCAGATCTCGCGCGACCAGGAGATCATGGATTTCGTCGCCGACACCATGCAGGACGACGAAGACAATTTTCGCCGGCGCTTTCTTCTGGCACTGTCCCGGCTGCCGGAGGAGCGCTGGGCAGACATTGAAGCGTTTGCCCGCCAGATCACCGCAGAAAACAAAGAAGCGGATCAGGATTGATTTCCTGATCCGCTTCTTTGTTGCGATTGGTGGTTTCTATTGCTGCTTTGTGAGTCTGCGCAAAAACATGGCTGTCAAATTCAGCGTGCGGTCACTCGCCGCGGCCAGCAGCCGCTCGATCTCTGCCAGTAAGTATTCCCTCTGTCTCCCATCCGTCACAGCTCTCCCTCCCACAAATTCTCCACGGTTGTTCCCAGCGCCCGCGCTATCCGAATGGCGAGGCGGACGTTCGGAATGCTCTTGCCCCTCTCTATGTCGCACAGTGTGCTTGTCCCACACCCCACCTTTCCGGCAAGCCAGCGCAGGCTGACGCCCTTGTATTCTCTATACTCCCGTACATTGTTTTTCATCCTCGCCATAATCCTACCACATTTTTCGGCTGCGTGTTGAAAACGTTCGGTATTCCGAACGTTTTTTGCTAACTTATTGCAATACTGCCCGAAATATGCTATTTTTCAATTATCAGCCGTGTGCCTATGGCAGAAGGATGATATGTATAAACAGTTGAAGGATTCGGAGGATGCAGTATGGAGACGGAGCGTTCGTACACAAAAAGCCCGATTTACAAACGTTGGTGGTATATTGTTCTGATATTTATCTCTGTATTGTGCTCGTTTATAAATTCCATAAAACCAGCGCTTTTTATATTCTTCAGCATCGTCGATTGTTTACTCATCGTCCCGATCCTGAAAAATGTGTATACCAAGCGCAAGCTCAAGAATAAAAGCATATCTGCTTTCGATATAGCCTTGGCATTTGCAATCATCGCAATATACACCTTTGTGTCCGCCATTGTCATTGCCGCCTCCTATATTGGAGACGATTATTACGCTAATGCAGATAGCATCGGCACCACTTATCTTATGATTTCCGCCGGCGCTATCTTAATCAGCATCGCTTGCGCCATCGGCGGTTCTGTTTCCGCGATCTCCCGCGATGGAATCAGAATTTTTACCTCGCCCCTCACGTACACCACAGAATCCATTAACGCTGAACTCAGTCCCTCCCCAACGGCGCAAAATACCACAGCAGCAGGTACTGACACTGTCAAGCAACCGCCAGTTATTCCAGACCGTTTTGCGTCACTCGTTCTGTCAAAAATACCATTTGCCTACACCGCAAAAGCATCAAGCAACGTACCTGAAAGCACACCGAAACGTACCCCAGCAGCGGAAAAAGTCCCTGAGGCGAACATCCACACCACCAAACAACTAAGCAAAGAACCCCATGCGCAAATCAGCAACGAACAATCCGATTTGGATATGATTCGCAAAATGGAACGTGATTTTCAAAAGAGTTACAAAACTGCATTCTCCCGCCTTTATAATCGTGATGACTGCCGCAGAACATTTGATGCGCTAAAGAAAAAATATAGTGATCCTTCCCTGCCTCTTGCAGTGCATGTTCGCTATAGGCAGCTCTGCGAGGAATATGCACCTAAATTTGCTTCTCCTAACCCGATGGGGAAAGTCGATCACATGGACGGACACCGCTTTGAAAAATATTGCGCCACCGTTTTGCAAAAGAACGGTTTTATCAATGTGTCCGTGACACCGGGTTCCGGCGACCAGGGCGTTGATGTGATCGCCGAAAAAGAAGGCGTGCGCTATGCCGTCCAGTGTAAATGCTATTCTTCCGCGCTGGGGAACACGCCAGTGCAGGAAGTGTGCGCCGGTAAAAGCATGTACAACTGCCATGTTGGTGTTGTGATGACAAATAATTATTTTACCGCCGGTGCAAAGCAACTGGCCGAAAAGAACGGCATCTTGCTGTGGGATCGCGATAAGCTACAGCAGATGATCGACAGCGCGATCAGCGAAGAAAGCGCCGTGTGAGGAGGCGTGACACGCATGCAGGCAGAAATCTATAGCGTCATGTACCGCCTGGTCCACAAATACGGCTGGAATTGGGGCCTCACGCGCGGCCTCATCAATCGCCGGTTCGGCACGAACTACACCGCCGATGAGCTGAAAGAGCTGTACAGGCGGCATTTCCTGACTAAGGGAGAATGAGAATTGCCCCGGCGCAGCTACTGAACGGATATAGAATTCACTGGTCATAAAAATCCAGCGGTATATAGTGAAACATTTTGGCATATTCCCGACTTGACAATTTACGTCCACGGGCATAAGATAGAAACGTAGAGTATTCTACTCAGCTAAAGTAACCCTTGGGCGCGGGCTCCCACCTTTCGGGATGTTCCAAACTCAAGGGTTTTATTTTTTATAGGAGAAATAATATGAATCAATTAACGATTCGAAAAACAGCGATCATGGTTGACGGAGGCTATTACCGAAAACGCGCAATTTATTTATGGGGTAAAGAGATTAGTGCAGTAGACCGCGCTAATGAACTTTTCAACTACTGCCTGCTGCATTTGAGTGAAGCAACAGAACCACGAGATTTATATCGAATCTTTTATTATGATTGTCCTCCAATGGAACGAGACATTATTCATCCGCTGACAAAAGAAACAATCGCTTTTTCAGAAAAGGCCGGCACAAAATGGTCTAAGGCTTTTTATGAGGAACTAAAATTAAAGCGCAAAATCGCACTACGGATGGGCGAGCTCGCCGAATCTCAAGCCTATTACACCTTGAAGCCCAGAGCTTTAAAGGAAATCCTCTCAGGCACAAGAACTCCTGCAGAACTCGTTGAGCGCGACTTTCGGCTTATCGTGAAACAAAAGGGCGTAGACATGAGAATCGGCTTGGACGTTGCATCGTTGGCATATGGTCGCTATGTGGACCAGATCATACTAATTGCCGGTGACAGTGATTTCATCCCCGTTGCCAAAATGGCAAGGCGTAACGGCATCGATTTCATTCTCGATCCCATGAAGCAATATATCAAGCCAAAACTATCTGAACATATTGATGGCATCGAGACTTTTGTGGATCAAATGCCAAGAGCCGCCGAGCGCTCGGCTGAATCTAAGGAGCAGCTTATAAGTGTATGAAAATTGCCCCGGCGCAACGCACCGGGGCAATATACAAACGCAAAGGTTTAGTTCTGTTTCATGAATTTTTCATCCAGAAGGTTCAAGTCCATTTCAAAACAGTTTTCCCGCCCCCGCTTTGTCTGGATCAGCAGCCCTTGATCTCTTACATTATCCAGCAGCTTCCGGAGCGTTCCATAGCTGATTCCACAAACCTCCTGCAATTCAGAAGTGGATATCCCGTCCTCCGAAAACAACGCCGCTTGAATCAGCAAACTGTAAACCAGACGCATTTTTTCGTTTTTGCTCTTCGGCAAAGTATCTACCAGCTTCTCGTACCGATCCCACTGAATTTTCCGTCTCTGCAGCCCGTCTACGAGTTCCTGCATGGCTTTCAAGAGCATTTCCAACATCATCAACAGGAACGGCGTCAAATCGCCAAGATTGCGCGGATCATTACAGACCCGAAACGCTTCATAATAGTCTTTGATGTTTTCTTTCACCGTTTCCGAAATGCGATAGGCACTCAGGCTCTCACATTTCTCCGCAATGCAGTAGCTCAGAATAAACCGGCCCAGCCGTCCATTTCCATCATAAAACGGATGGATATATTCAATCATATAATGGAAAATGCAGATCCGAAATAGCCACAGTATGGAATCATCGTGGAGAAACGCAAGCGCCTTTTCCATTGCTTCGATAATCTTTCTCTCCGGTGTCAGGCCTGCGTGGATCACTTTCTCTGTTGCGCTGCGAATGGTAGTCTGATCCTTCCGAAAGATTTTCCCATCAGGGGCGTTTTGCGGATCCTCTGCAACAACTTCTTCCAGTACCAGCTCATCATAAATATTCCGGATATCTTCGCATGATGCCAGAGATACTGACTCACTTTTCGTAAGCTTATTATACTTATTGACAAGCCCGATAAACCGATGACGTTTCCCTTTTACAGAGGATTGCTCATCGAGTACTGCAAGTGCCTCACCGATTTCTTTCCGGCTGCTGTGTACACCTTCGATCTTGTTCGTAAGGACAATTTCATCGATCAGGCACTTCTTCCTGTACTGCTGCAGCGCAATCTGTGGCAATCCATTGCTTATCGCAAGAATCTTCTTGTCACAGGACATGATTTCGGTCGCAAGGAGGAACACTTCATTGTTTTCCTCAAAAAATGCCGGTTTTCCCGAAACATCAAAATCTATATGGATAGTAGCTCTTCCGTTCCGCCGGCTGTCATACTCCTGCTGATACAGTTCAGGATCCTTATAATATAATGTCCTTAAAGACTCATATTTCATGCGAATACCTCTTGCTTTTTAAAATCCTCTTATTTTGTCTGGTTTGGTGCATAATATCATTGTTTAATTGCAAAATCAAGCGTTTTTTGTAATTAAATATTTCTGCGCGCTATTATCTTTATAAATGTCCGCATATTTTGTTTTTATACAAAAATGCCCCAGTGCTGCAGCACCAGGACAGTAGATTTGTTGTCGATATTCTGGACACGCAGAATAATGCACACCCTTACTTCTATTTTATGACGCTTTTTCTGGATTGTAAATATCTGATTGTACAAATTTCTCACTATGCAAGACCCCAACAGGAGGACGCCCATGGCAAGAAAAAGGACAAAATACACGCTGCGCAAAGACGGACGCATTGTCTTGTCTGACACCATCAATGGCGAGCGAAAGTATTTCTATGGGAAAACCGACAAAGAAGTCGAACAAAAGCGTGATGACTATATCCGTGAGTGCGAAAAGCACGCGAACGAGGCTGCTGGCAAGGGCCGGACATTCGAGGCCGTCGCCGCTGACTGGTGGGAGCAGTGCGAACCGCGCCTGTCTCCAAACACCGTATGCGGTTACAGAACAGCAAAGAACCGCGCTGTGGACGCTTTCGGCGACCAGTATGTTACGGACATCACCGGTCACCAGATCGTCGTCTTCCTGCAGCGCTTCGCCGCGCGTGGCTACTCGCAGAAGGTCATCAACAACACAAAGTCCGTGATGCGGCAGATCCTCAACTACGCCTTCCTTTGCGGCGATATTGATGCAAACCCCTGCATCGGGATTCCGACCCCAAAGGGAAACCCGCGCGTACCCAGAAAGCCGACGCCGCCGGACGACCTGCAGAAAATCGAAGAATCCAAGACAGAGAGCCTGTTCGCACGAATGTCGTATTTCATGGCGTACACGGGCGCACGTCGCGGAGAAGCCGCTGCGCTGAAGCAAAAAGATATTGACCTCACTACACGGACTGCGTGCGTCGCGCGTGCCGTTGCATATTCCGACACGCGAAAGCCGGTTCTCAAATCCCCTAAGACCGAAGCCGGCGTGCGCTACCTAGACCTGCCGGATAACGTCATCGAGATCCTGCCGCACTATGACGACCCTGAGACATTCATCTTCTTCCCGAATGGCTTGCCGACAAAGACGGAGCTGGAATCCGGCCTGAAAAAATACCAGCAGAGCCATGGCATCCAATCGACTGCGCATCAACTCCGGCACGCATATGCCTCCATGCTGCACAGTGCGAATATCGGCGTCAAGGACGCGCAATACTTGCTCGGGCACTCAACCGTCGCAATGACGCAGGACATCTACACCGACCTGGAGGACAAGCGCAAACAGCAGGTTCACAACAAGGTCAACTGGTACGTAAAACGCAACGTAAAGTTGTCAAAAGTGTTGTCAAACGGAGATAACCGCTGAAAACACTAGATTTTATTGGGGTTCGAATCCCCGCTGGAGCACCAAAAAATCTCCTCGCCTTTTGGCGGGGAGATTTTTTCTGGTCGCTCCCGGGGAGTCGAAGTTTATCCCCGATAGGGGAAATCCCCGCTGGAGCACCAAAAAGAATCTCTCGCCTTTCGGCGGGGGATTCTTTTTTCGGTCGCGCCCGGGGAGTCGAAGTTTATCCCCAGCAGGGGAAATCCCCGCTGGAGCACCAAAAAGAATCTCTCGCCTTTCGGCGGGGGATTCTTTTTTCGGTCGCTCCCGGGGAGTCGAAGTTTATCCCCGTTAGGGGAAATCCCCGCTGGAGCACCAAAAATCTGCAAGCATCACAGTATGCTTGCAGATTTTTACTTTTTCGTTCTTCACTCTTCACTATTCACTTCACTGTAAAATGTGCTGGCGCATGGCCATTGTTTATTTCACCGCTCCGCGTGATTGCCGCCATCCGGCTCCGCGGGCACATAATCATTATCTACAATGATATCCACGCTCGCGTTGAGCCGGCAGGCATCCTGCAGAAAATACGGGTTTAGCCGAATGGACGGATATTCTCCGTCCTGATGCACTGCGGCATAAATCGTCAAGAACATCGTGCACGGCTGAAACCGCTCCAGGATCTGATGCAGCGCCCGCTCGTGTTCTGCGATAAAAGTATGTATCGTCCGCTGGACAACGTCACCATCAAACGTGTCGGTCTTGTCAAACGTGATCGTCCAGTATCCCGGGTTCTGCGTGCCCGCATATGCATTCCACCGGCACGCCCGCTGCCGTTTGGCCTCTGTCGGCTGCACACCAAGGATGGAAGAAACCGCGTCGATTGGGAAATCCACATCAAAGCAGAGGCTGAGCTCGCCCCAGACCGTAGGCGGCAGCGGCGGCGAAAAGCAGAGATCATATTCTTCCACGCACATTTGTCACCTCTCCAAATTCATTCGATGGCCCTATCATAACACACGTCCGCACATGCAGCAACATGCCGATGCGCGCACACCCCCCGGCGTGTTGGTGCAGCTACTTCTGTTTTGTCAGCTGCTTCACGCTTTGGTGCACGCCGGTCGCGGCCCAGCCGGACGCGATGCCGGCAGCGGCAGTGTTGAGCCAATCGTGCGCCGGTCGTCTTGACCGCCATGCCAACCAGGTACGCAATGGCCGTGATCGCCGCCACGGATGCAATGCCGAGTTCCATGCCCTCACCTCCTGGCCCGCTATTCCCTATGCGGCAGACGCAAATGTGCGCGGCGCGGCACTTGCCATCCCGCCAAAATGCACGTATAATCGGGCCATTGAGACAAGACGAGGAGGAATCCGCATGGAAAACACACTCAAACAGAAGCTCGCTGCCGGCGCGCAGCCTATCGGCACCTTTTTTGACACCGCCAGCGTGAGCCTTATGGAGTGCCTCGGCCGCACGGGGCTCGACTTTGCCATCATCGACAACGAGCACTCCCCCATCGAGGCCGAGACCACCGCCGCGCTCGTGCGTGCCTCCGAACTGAGCGGCATCTGCCCGCTCGCGCGCGTGCGCGAGATCAGCCGCCCCGCCGTGCTCAAGCTGCTCGACGTCGGTGTTCAGGGTCTGATCGTGCCGAACGTCAAGACGCTCGCGCAGGTGCAGGAACTCGTAAACTACGCGAAATATTACCCCATCGGCCAGCGGGGCTTCTGCCCGTCGCGCAAGGACGGCTGGGGCTTTGACGGGCTCGGCTCCGTGCCGGAGACCATGCGCCACTTCAACGGCGAGACCCTGCTCTTCCCGCAGTGCGAGACCGCCGAAGCGCTCGCCATCATCGAGGACATCTGCGCCGTGGACGGCGTGGACGGCATCTTCGTCGGACCGTTCGATCTGTCGATCTCGATGGGCATGCCGGGACAGTTCGACGCGCCCGAGTTTCAGGCGGCCGTCACGCGCATCGTCGCCGCCTGCCGCGCGGCCGGAAAGTACTGCATGTTCTTCACCGGCACGGCTGACGGCGTGATCGACGGCTTCCGCAGGGGCTTCGATGCCATGGCCTACAGCCTCGACGCCGCGCTGTTCATTCAGAGCGTGAAGCGCGATGTGGAGGACATCCGCAGCCGGCTGAAATGAGATAATATACGACATACGGCGCAAAAGCAAACCCGTC